CCATAAACTGCGCACGGATAGCAAGCAAGATTTCATAAGTAAAACCAGCAGTAGCATCTTGTGAAGTAACGCCATCATTCGTATATGTTACAGTAGTTCCAAAATTTCTTCCTGTATATACTGAGGAGAATAAAGCATCATAAATAACACGATCAGTTTCTCTTTCGATTGCAGCAATACACAAAGCAGCAAGATCGCTTTTTGGATCAGTCAACATTCCACGTACGTCGCGTGCATCTACTTCAAGAGTAACAACTACTCTTTCGCGAGATAATTTCCTACGTGTGAATGAAGCTTGTACAGGCTGAATAGCTGGGTTACGGCCATTAGCGCGGTAAGATTGAACTTCAGTTAATCCATCATAAGCAAAATTATCGCCAGAAATCTCGACTCTTTTTGCATATGGGAGTAAACGGGAACTTAACTGCTGCTCTTTAACATCAAGGGCCGCATTAAACTCGGTAATTTGGACTGTATCGTAACTCATAAAAGCCTCCATATCGGGTTAATATTAACAAAAATTTAATTCTGTCTCTACCACTTGACGATACCCGGCTCGCTTTCACCGGACGTGTTGCTTCGAGGAGGCCCCCATCGGGGTGTTTTTCAGACGATACCCGGCTTGATTTCACCGGACGTTCTACTCAGCGTGTCCTAATTTCGGCCTGAATGTACTTGTAATTTAAACATATCATAAAACGAACTCAATGTCAAGTTTTAAATTTTAAAGCCTTCAATCTAGTTCTGCAGCTTTCCATCTGCCCATTCAGTTTTGCGTGCTGTGTGCGGTCTTTAAATGGGTCAGCATAAGCCGCATCTGCCATAATAGCTCTCATCTCACCAGATATGGATTCTTCTGTGTCTCCACCTTTTCCAGCTGCCGGAGCGCCTTTACCAAGGAAGCCATCTTCATTGACGTGCTTTTTCACTATCGCATCTGCTGTCGCAATAACTACAGCAAGACCTTTATCGTCCAAATCATTTAAGAAGGGCTTTACTGAATCCGGCAATGTGCTGGCCAAAAACTTCTTACCATTCTCAAGGATTGCTGCTTTATTCTGGCCAAAAGTGGAATCCATAAACTTATTGAACTTTGCATCTCCTGCAGTTGCTGTGTCTGTTTCGGCTTTATACATCGCCTTTAAGAACCCTTGTTCAAACACCTTGGCTTGATTAGTGTTTAATCCTGCCTTGTGCATTATCTCTTTTAGAAGCCCCACTTGAGCAAAACTGTCAATATACTCTTTAGGCACTCCTTCAACTTCGCCAGTCTCATACCCTTTAGCATCAGTAGGACGGCCCGCTTTATTATAGAAATCTTCCCATACTTCCGGAGCTGCATCCACAGCCGGGAAAGTTGGTTTGCCAATCATACCCTGTGCATTATCAAATTTTTTGGTAAAATCTCCAAAATTGTTTACATCTTTCATGTACGGTTTTGCTCTGATCTCCTCCGGGATAATTGCTCGGAAGCTATCACCATCAAGAGCGTTCAATGCCGTTGCATCAAAAGCTACCGGTGCTGGATCTCCTGTTGGTGCCGGATCTCCTGTCGGTGCTGGGTCCCCGTCAAACAAACAAAAACTATTCAATAACTCAGTTACCTTCGCCCCACTTAACATCCATTGTAAAATATTCATTTACTCCCCTTTCGCTTCTTGGTCGTTAGTCTATATTCTTTCTCTGTCATTTGTCTTTTCCTATTGTTGCATTTTGCGCAAGAAACACCTAGGTTCTCATACGTATGACCACCGCCTCGAGACACCGGGGTTTTATGTTCGAGTTGATCTTTACCAAACTTAACCGGTTCTTCACATAAATAACACGTTAAAGTCCCGTATTTTTTAATACTGTCCTCATAGACACGCTGTATGATATTGGCCAAAGCCGGACCCCCTCTATACTTTTTCGCTTTTCTTACGTAGGTGTTTGTTTTAACATTTAAAGCATAATACACTTTCGCCCGCCCGTTAATTTTATCGCAGTGTAAAATATAATATTTCTTGAGGTTTTCCTTGACCGCATCTGCATTTAAACGGAGGTATTCTTTCTTCTGTGTTTTAAGTTTTTCTTCATTCTTTACCCTGTAATCTTTGTTGTATTCTTTAATTCTATCTTTATTTAGCTCCGCGTATTTCTTACTCCAAGCATTATGTTTGTCCTTATTCTTTTTATAATGCTCTTTTTTCTGGGCGCTAATATGATCTTTGTTTTCTTCGTAATATAACTTCCTTTTCTCCGTTTTAGTCATCTTTAGATTCAACCGCCTTTCTGTCAGCGTCTGACATCATTCGTCTTAAATCAAGATACACCGTTCGTCGACTCTCGTTGTGCAAAGTCGAAAGAGCGTTTATTTCACTTGTATTTGGGTTCACCACGATATTACTGGTGAAAAAACCACAAATCTTAGCCATATGTCTCAAAATGACCCTTACGTTCTGATCCTTACAAGCAAGCCTCACCGCGTTCTTTACTTTTTCATACTCCGCTTTATTCTTTTTTCTTAATTCTTCTATTTGCCTTTTTTTGTCTAATTTCTGTTTGACTCTATCGTCGTTCATCATAGGGGAACATCGCCTCCTGGCATACCCGAAGCACCCTGCGTTGTTGCTTGTGCTTGAGCATTTTGTTGGTTCGCTGAAGCTACTTTAGCTGCAGCTTCTGCTTGTGACTGCTGCTGCGCCATCTGAGCATTAGCCTGTTGAGCTTCTCTGAAATCAGCCAGCTCTTTCTCATATTTTTCTTTCGAGAGGAATATATCACTGGTCGCACCAGATAACTCAGCAACTAACTTCATTGATTTTTCTTTATCGAGCATTAACATAAACTCTGGTGCAAACTGAGCAAAGCCACCCGCAAACTGCCAAGTAGACATCACTCCACGTAACTCCTCAGATCTCAAGATCCTCAGCGCCGGAGATATGTACTCGATGTTGTATATTTCAGTGCCTACTGCATCCGCCGCAACTATATCCTCGGGGACATAAAGTATCGGCAAATCAGCCGCCTTCAATCCGGCTTCTTCCGCGGAACCCGCTGCGACGCCAAATTCCCCCGCATCGACTAAAATCCCGACGGTTCTCTGAACAACCGGAGTCAAGCACTCATCTATTTGTCTGTTGTAAACCCCACCCAATGAATCGGCCCGAAGCTCGTTTCGTATCTGAGCCTCACCAAAAGTCATACGGGTTTGGTTATTCAAATCCAATAACCTATCAACAAAATAATGTTTGGTCACTTGGTTTGTTAATGCTTCGATCAGCTTCAACGCCCAGGCTGGATCTCCAACATCACCAATAACACCTATCGGCGCTCCACTGGTAATCCGGGATGAGCTGTCCAAAACATTCAAAGCATCCGGGGAGGTATCAATAATCCCACCACCAAAAGTTCCATCATCTAATAGCCATAATGGAGGTGATAGTTTCTTCTCGCCGGCTTTGGTGATCATCTCCCAAAGAGCGTTGATTTCAATAATACTCGGCAAAGATTCGTGAGATGGGGACCGGCCGTATTCTTCACCTTCGTTCTTGTAAAACCGAGTAACCTTAATTGGTAATTCTTTAAAGCCTGTGTCCTTCAGTTGGATCTTAGCATCCTCAAGGATGTGGATTGACTGATAGGGCATATTCTGGTTATTCTTTATTGCTGGGTTATACTGCGTCCGCGGCCTGATTAGCCATAAAACAGGGAACAGTTTATCGTAGTTGTTTGTCTCGATTGCCGCCATAACATCATCTGTCTTGGCAACATCTCCATACTCCTCAATCAACTGAAAAGCATTTAATCTAACCTCGTAGAATATCTTGGCAACTCGGCCCCGGGCATCTTCTACAATCCAAAGAAACTTCAGCCCGATTGCTCGGTAATCTACAAGATGCTCCGATCCTGGTTTGGATGGAAACACACCCAGCCCGGAAGTACCGAAGGCTCCGTTCTCAGTCATATACTCCTGGAAAGAAGTAATAAACCCCGCCTTTGGATGATCCATCTGAAGCGCTAGGCGCCTGTTTATTTCTGTGTAATACTCTTTTATCTCTGTTGTTTCTGGTACGTTTTCTGGCTTGACAAGCCGCACTGTTCTGCGCGCGCCTTTCCACAAAGCACCAGTCAAAGACGACACCATCTGGTTCAAGGCCAGTGGAGCTGTATCGTCGTAAACATCTCCGTGCAAATAGAAATCTGGCTGATTGGATGGTTTATTGAATCCCTGCTTACGCGCAATCACGTAGCGGGCAATCAGCTCCCATATATTTTCCCACAAGGTCCGTCGGGTTTTAACCGAGGCAAACTCTTTGAGTATGTTATCAATCTTGTTGTTTATCATCTTTTACTCCGTTCTTGATGTAACACGATCTCTATTCTGTTGCGCTGCGGTTTTTTTCAACTGAATACTCGCTGACTGCCGGTATTGACCTGTGATGTATCGCCTTGTGTGGAGGTAAAATAACGGCCTATCCGGGATAGTCTTTTCCGTGCTGCTTCTGCGGATTCTTGTGGTGTTAAATTACCCGTAGGATCGCCAACATCAGCTGCCATATCGTTGTCTGGCTCGTCACCACCAAAACCACCAAAATCCACCTCCAGATCATTCTGAGCATCTCTAGTTGCTTCATTGACTGTGTTCATCGTATCTTTGCTTAACTCCTCGACGGTATTCTTCACATCGTGGACTCCTTCATCGACCGTACGTGTTGCATCTTCGACTACTTCTTCTACTGTATCCCTAATATCTCTTGTTATATCCCGGATATAATCAGTTATGTCACTAAATGGATTACTACACATATTAACCCTCCAATCTGGATTGTATTAAATTGTTTTCTCTTGATATGACTTTAAATCCCATACGCTTAACCCAACGTAAACACTCTGGATAGCCTTCTTCCATCGTTGAATGTATAGCGCCATACTTCTCAGCCCAGGCTTTAGTTCTATCCCTCGCCAGCCGGAACATCTTGATTTTTTCCGTAATGTCAAATGAGTAAAGCGTCCAGCAATGATATATAGAACCTTTTTTAGTGAGCCAAGCAAAGTAAACTGGCTTGCCATCCTTATCAATAAATCCTGTTTTCTCGACGGCGTGTGGTTTAGTTTGCTCATAAAATTCAATCTCGGCTTCTTCTTTGGTTTCAATACACAACTGGATAAATTCATCTTTTGTTAGTTCCCGCTCGATCATCTAATACCCCCGCGATTTACTCCTTTCAATGTTGATAGCTGCGATTTCCAGGTTTTCTTTCTTTGAGGCAAGTTAGTTCGAGAGTCTATTTGGCTTATATTCTGTTTCCGTACCGGGTACGCAAAAGTTAAAATGGTGGCATCCAGTTCATCTGGACTCCATCCAAGGTCTTTCTTAATTAGGTCTTTGCTGACTAAATAGCCAACACTGTTGCTTGTTTCTTTTTCTTCCGGGATTGCCCCTATCTCAGAGAGGAATCGTTCTTCGTTCGGCGGTATTGACGCCGCTGGATCTTCTAACCAAGTACGGAAACTAAAGTGCATCTCCGTTCGTTTATTTCTGTGTCTCTTAGGGTCTAAGGCACCTTCGCCAAAATGTATACCCCGTACTACTCTTTTATACCCTAATTCGTGCAATCTGTCAAGGGCGCCGTGTTCGTTGGTCGTGTCAATAAAAACTTTATCAGCCTTCTCCCGCTCGATGATATTAGCCAATCGTCCGGCTAATCTCATATCCCTCTCATGGCCATCATCTGCCGGGATGGTTTCCATAGGAAATAAGGTCGAACCAATCCGGCGGCGAATTTTGGTATCATCACCGGTTCGACCTTGGTCCACGCCGATGATTAGCGGGGCTATCTCTGAATGGCTCTCCTTGCGCGCTCTCGCTGCGTATACGGCCGCAATATCAAAAAAGCGATGTTCCGCCCGTATAAATGCTTCCTGTACGGAAAAGGGGTATTCCTGTTGAAATTTCCATACCTTGCCACCTAACGTCGCAATCTTCTGCCGCCGCC